TCTACATATTTGGTTCGTATGAATTTAACTTCAAAACAATTATCCAAATTGATTGATAAGTTAGATAATTGGAAATCTAATAAATCTTGTAAAACTATAATACTAATTAAGTATAAGGTATTGCCGGCATATATCACATTAAATCGTAGTGATTTCAAAAATTTGGCAAATCATTTAATGGGAGTAATGGTAAAAAAAGAAATGTATGAAGAATGCGCTCGTTTACAATTAATAATTAATAAATTATAATTTAAAAAACAATAATATGATTGATAATATAAACATATTCGAAAACTTCCTGTCAACCGAAGAATGTGGTAACATTTTAAATAAATGCAAAGAAGAATTAACATTATCGGATGCTAAAGTATATAATAATAATTCCAATACTTTGCAAACAAAAACAACTAGAAAATCATCAATCGGTTGGATATCTGATTTAGGGTTTTTAAATAAAAGATTAACAAATAAATTAAGAGAAACTTTCAATATAAATGGTATGGAAGTTACCGGTATTGGACCATTTCAATTTACTGAATATAAGGAAGGTGAGTACTTTGATTGGCACACCGATGCCAACAATGATGTATATAGAGATAGATTTACATCGATAGTAATTCAATTAAACAATACATACGAAGGTGGTACATTAGAAATTAAAAACCCTAAAGGAGAATTAGTACCAATAGAAAATAAAATCGGAACATTATATATTTTTAATTCAAGATTAACTCATAGAGTAACTTCAGTAGTGAGTGGAGTTAGGTATTCATTAGTAAATTGGATATCATTAGTTAGAACGGACTCAACAAAACGAAATCTTTTATAATATGGAAAAAATATTTTTCGATGATTCCACATATATTTGGAAAACTAAATTAAATCGTTTGAATGATAAATTGGTATTTTTAAAGGAAGCATATTCCATCATAGAATCTCAACCCAATACTAAAACTGATGGATTTGGTTATAAAAAAGAATGGAATAAAAATTTAAATTTTATTGGTGATATTAAAGTAGAAACCAAATTAGATGAAATTGTTCAAATTGGCATTAATAAATGTAAAGAAATTTATAATGAAAAAAATATAACTTATAATAAAATTAATACCGATGCATGGGTAAATGTAGTTCGTTCTAAAAATCCTGTACAAGAAAATTTTCATACCGATGAGAAGTATCATATACATACCGAAATTAATAAAAAAAATAAAGACTTCATTCCACATTATACATACGTTTATTACATTCAAATGCCAGATATAATGAATGGTGATGACGGTGTTTTATATTTTAAATCAAAAGAAGATAAGGAATATTGGATAAGACCAGAAGAAGATGATTTAATTATAATGGAGGCAGATATGCCTCATTCACCAAATAGTGCATCGGAATCAACTTTAGATAGAATTGTTATGGCAGGTAATGTGGGATTTGATTTTATTAAAAACCAGAAATCGTTAATATAATGTTAGTAGAAAATAAATTTTTATTTATATCATTACCAAGATGTGCATCAACTTCTTTTTATATATCATGTTTAAGAAATGGATTTGATATAAAGCATTTTGACCAAAAATTTATTGATTCTGCTAAAGACTATATAAATTTAAATTTAGATAATGAAAAATTAGCAGATAAAATGTCCCATACTCATGAAAAAATTAACAATTTAATTGAAAAATTTGGAAATGAATATGAAATAATTGCAATTAGACGAAATAGACATGAACAATTTATATCACTATGGAAACATATTATTGATGTGGTTGATATGGGATACTCATCAGAATTAACTGATATATTTAAAAAAATAAAATTAGATGATATACTATTTTTTAAAGATTTAGATTTAATTTCACCGGATTCTCAAATGTTAGTAATTAAAGATTTTGCAAAAAGAAATGGAATTGAGAAACATCTTACCCCATTTATAAAAAACTGGCTATTAATATTATTCAGACCAATATCATTTTGGCATAATAATAATCCAAAAATAAAATGGTTTGAATTTGGAAATTTTGGAGAATTAGAGGAATGGGTATCTAATAAAACCGGTAAAGCATTTAAGATGGAAAAATCAAATGGAAGTCAACATTTTGAATGTGAGTTAAAATTAAATAATGAATTCATAAAAAAATATAATAATATTTATGATTATTACGATATTCAAAAAAATAATAAAACATTAATATAACATGGCACTTATACCTACAATTAATTATAAAGAAATATTTGAAGCTTGGAAAACTTCTCTAAACCCAACCGCTAGACGTGAAGAATTAGCTAAATTAAGACTTGAAGTTTGTTTGGGATGTGATTATAGAAAAGAAGTAATAAAAGGATTAAAATGGAGTGCGTATTGTGGTGATTGTGGTTGCCCATTAAATAAAAAAATATTTTCAGCAACTTATAATGCATGTGGATTAAAAAAATGGGGCGAAGTTGATTCTAATTATTTAGAACTAGTGGAAGATAAAAAAAATCCTACTATCATTTAAAAATAACTTTAAATTCAGTTTTAGTATATTTATAGATACATTCAGAAGAAATAAATAAAACATTTATGAAAGCAACAATAATTGGTAGTGATTATCTACAAAAAAATGGTTCGGTTAAGTTTTTAGAAATAAATACAAACACCACAATTTATAATGAAGGCGCAGATTTGTTGGATTACACTGCGTTATTTGATGTGTTAATTACCAATGGTATTACCGAATTCCATCATATATGGACAGAAGGTGATTCTCATAAACCTATAAATCAACCAAATAGATTTAAACAAATATTAAAAGAAAAATGTGCAGAAAATAATATAACATATACTGACCATAGTGTACCACAGGGTTCAGTAACTGTCCCATTTATAGAAGATAGTGATACTAAATTTATTTTAAGACAATCTTTTGATACAACTGCATTAGTAGATGAAACGTATTGTGCTGATAAATTTGAATTTTTTAATTTAATGAAAGATTCACAGTATATTCCAAAAACAAAATATACATCTGATACGTTAAATTTAAATACATTAGATGAAGTAGATTATACTGCTACGAATCCAAACGTATTAATAAAATATCGATATCCCCAATACGATACGAGATACTACCCTGCATTATATACAGTTTCAAATAATAGTGAATTGAATGAAACTATAAGTTCAGCTGAAAGTAATTATTTAATTCAGGAATTTATATTTTCGGAAGAAAATTTGGTAGAAGATAGATATTCAATTATAAGAGGAATTGATATTATATATGGTTCAAATTTAGATACCATTAATATGGGTGGATACACTCAATCTTCAATAATACCAATTTCATTCGCCACCGATGAATTTGTTGTTGATACTAAAAAATTAAATCAAAAAACAAGATATAAATATATTACAAAAGAAGTAGGTAATAGTAATGATGTTGATTATCATACTGATGATGATTCAAATATTTTAAAATACGATGGTACGTTAACAAATGTTACCACCATACAATTAGGTGATTATATTCGTTCTATAAATTTTGTAGATTCAAATGAAAATGAGGCTGCAAACTTTACAAGCGAAATACTAACATATGCTTGGGATAGTACGTTACAACAATCAAATGAAACGTTGACACAAATACAGTCTGAATTAGTGGCTATGGTATCACAATCGGTAGAAGTGATGATGATAAAAATAACACTAGCAGATGGTAAAAATTGGACAGATACCACTGGATGTTTATATTATGTTGAGGAAAAAGATTCAACCGCAACTAGATTTGAAAAAGTAAATAGTTTATATGTTGGAGATAAATTAGTTGTAACTGATATAAATACAAATGAATTAACAACAATTGAAATCACTGGCTTAGAAATGGTGTTTGAATCCAAAACAATATACTCATTAGACTTTGAACCAGGTGATTTATTTTTAGTAGACATAGAAGATGGAATATATAGTATAATGCATAATAGCTGCTACGCTTGTGGTTACTCCCCATGCGGATGGTATGGATGTGCCAGCTGGTGTCCGGTTTGTAATAATAATCCAATTCCGAAACTATAAGTAAAATATAAATTAAAATAAAAAAAATATTATGGCAAAGACACCAAAAGTTAGAGTAGAGAGACCATTGACAGTTATTAAACCGGTCATTGCTCCATTACCAACCGATGTAAAAACAAAAATATCAACTGCATTCCAAGCACTTGTAGCTAAAATTAAAGAAACACATCTTTAATATTATGCATTATGAAATTGTTTACATTTGGGGATAGTTGGACTGAAGGGGTTGGTGGAAATGTTGAAGATGAATATACTACGGATAATCCGGAACAAAGAACAATAATAAGACAAAAATATTGTTGGCCTAAACACTTATCAGAACTACTTGAATGTGAAGTTAAAAATAATGGAGTTGGGGCATTCTCAAATAATGCAGTATTTAACGCAGTATCGTATCAATTAAAAAACGAAATCATCACTCAAAATGATTTCGTTGTTATTATGTGGTCATCATCTTTAAGGGATTCATTACCTTTTTTCCCCACCGAAGATGATTTTTTTATTTGGGGTAAACGATACAAAAGTAAAGAACATCTTTTAAAATATATTTTTGATGGAGTTAATGGTGATAATATAAACTATAATAGGGCGGAGAAAAATTTTAGAGATTATTACATAGGTAATTTATTCAATGATACTTACTATGATATAGTGAATCAAAACTATATTTTACATCTTCAATTTATATTTAAAGAATTAGGAATCAGATATCTTTTTTGTGATGCGTTTGATATAATGATTAATAGAAATATTCATAAGTTAGTTGATAAAACTGATTTAATTGAGAGTGATAAATATTGGGGTTATCAAAATAAAACAATGGCAAATTTATTAATTGATACTAATAGAAAAGATGTATGGGAGGATGGTAATAATTGGATAAGTACTACTGCGGGTAAACATCCAAGTAATAATGGATATAAATTAATTGCAGACGAGTTATTCAAATTCATAAACAATAATAATTTATTAGATTATTATGAAATAAGAAAAACTAATATAATATGAATCATACCGTAAATAATTTCTTAAATGATGATGATTGTTCTTATTTTTTAAAAAAAGCATTAGAGATAGGTGTACCTTTTAATTATAATCCAAACGAAAATTGGGATTGTAGACGAATCTATGATGAAGAGTTAAAATTAAAAGTATATAACATATTAGAAAGTAAATATAAAACTGGAGATTGGAATTTGTGGATAGATTTTGAATCTTTAAAAGTAAAAAGTATAAATGTGAGTTTAACAGCATATTATGAAGGAAGGTATTTAAATCTACACAAAGATTCTAGTAGTTCTTTAACAATTGTTATAGTTCTAAATGATGGTTATGAAGATGGAAGATTTGCTATAACTAATACGGTTAATAATAATTATCATTTTGAAAATTTAAAGAATATGGAGCTTATAGAACTTTCTAAGGGAGATGGTATATCTTTTATAGGAAATAAAATATTTCATGGAGTTTTACCTGTAACCATTGGTAAAAGATATGCTTTAAACATTTGGTTATCGGAGGAAGAGAATAAATTCGTACCTATGAAAAAAGAAAAATCTATTTTATGAAAATTTTAATAATAGCTCTACCAAGAACAGGTTCAACATCTTTAATGAATAAGTTAGCAAATGAAAGAAATCTAAAACCATTTTTTGAACCATTTGATGGAACTAATAGAGTTATTTATAATAATGAAGATAATTCGGTTGTTAAAACAATAATATGCCATCATCAAAATAATTTAGAGATTATTAGTAGGTTTGATGAGATTATACTTCTTAATAGAAGAAATATAAAAGAGTTAATAGAATCCCATTCATATCAAACTTATTTTTCAAAAAAAAGTTATAATTCTAATAATGAATATGTTTATAAAGCACCACCACAATATATTATAAATTTATGCACATCTGATATACTTAATTGGAACAAAGAAATTAATTATTTATCAGAGGTTATCAAAATACCAATTACATATTATGAGGATATATATAATCCAAATGATGCGAGCCGGTTGAGAAAGGATAGGTTAAATGGCTATGAAAAAAAACTTATATAATTAATGAAAATATACATACATCACCCATATAAAAAATCTATATTTTATAAATTAGCACATAATACTACAAATAGAGAATATTTTATTGAAAATAACGAAGGTGTTGTAAAGTGTAAATACAATGGTGTTAATATTGAAATCGTTTTTAAGCAAGAAATGAGCTTTGAGGAAGATGGTTATCATATTTTAGATTATTTCACCTCATTTTTTTATGGAAACCAAGATTCAAAAATTGGACACATATTACCCGATAGGGATTATATGGAGAGAGAAAGTCAGC